GTAAGCTTGCAGCGGAGGCAGCGGACGCTCCTGCGGCTGGTGTTCAGCCAAGTGTTTCGGAAGACCTCCCCAAGGAAGAAAACAAAATGGCAATTCCAGCCAAAGCTCGATACGCAAAATCACGGCACTTCGATAACAACGAAGATGCCTACGAAGCTGGCATGTTCTTGGCAGCAATCGGCGGCAGCAAGAAGGCTCAGGACTTCATGGCCGCACAGTCGCTGACAAATGCTGAAGGCGGGTTTTCTGTTCCACAGCCCTTGTCGGATCAACTCATCAACCTCGTTGAAGAGTACGGTCACGCGCGGCAAAGTTGTCGTCGAGTTGTCATGGGTGCTACGACTTGGCAAGTTCCTAAAATTGCTGGTCACAGTGTTATTTACTACCCAGCAGAAGCTGCCGCGATTACTGAGTCTGACCTGACTTTCAGTCAAGTTACTTTGACTGCAAAGAAGATGGCCGGTTTGGTCAAGATGTCATCTGAGATTGCAGAAGATAGCATTTTGTCAATGCTTGACACTGTTGTCGATGATTTGGCTTGGGGATTCAGCAAGGCTGAAGACGACAATCTTTTCACTGGTGGTTCCATCTACACAGGTGGCATCGAAGGTGATGCAAATGTTGCTGACACCAATGTTGCTTCGGTAGGAGCACTTGCTCTTACTGACCTGACTGCAATGGTGGTTGCCAGTGGTCAAGAGCGTGGGCTGAATCCGAAATTCTACATCAACCCTACTTTGTGGAATGGTCAGATTCGCGACCTGCTGAACGCTGCCGGTGGAAACGCCAGCGCAGACGTTGCTGCTGGAGTTCAGCGAAGTCTCTTCGGTTACGAGGTTGTTCTCTGCAACGCTGTACCGGGTGCTTCCTCATCGACCTCCGGTGACTTGCTTGCAGTCTTCGGTGACCTCGGCGTTAGTCACTACTTCGGTGATCGTCGTCAGTTGAGTTTCAAAGTGCTCGATCAGCTTTTCGCGGTCAATGACCAAGTGGGTGTTGTCTGTACGAGCCGCATTGATATTGCTGCGGCTGCTGCCGAGGTTCTCTCAAAAATCACTATTACTTGATCATGAGAGTTAAAATCTTAAAGCCCTGCCTTGGTCATCAAGTCGGGGCCGTGGTGGTCATTAGCAACATTGGTGTTGCGAAGACTCTAATATCATTTGGCAATTGCGTGGAAGTCAAAGATGACGACAAACTGGACTCTGATACGAACGTCAGCGCCAAGCGTGCTGCCGGTAAGTCTAAGCGAAGTAAAGTCTCACCTAAGACTAAGCTCAAGTGATACCACTCATGACGCTAATCTCACGCTGCTAATTGAGGCAGCGGTGGAGCGTCTTGAGCAAGACCTTGACCGTCAGGTCATTACAGCAGACTTTCGCGTTACCCGGTTCAACTGGGGCAGCGACACTGCTGAGGTCAAACTAAACAAAAAAGCAGTGTGCTCAATCACAACTGTAAAGTACGTCGATGTTGACGGTAACACTATCACTCTTGATAGCGACGACTACATCTTCGACAAAGGAAGATGTAGCATCTTCCCAGCAGCAGGCACAACATGGCCCGAAGTCCTTGCAGACGACCCCAACGGCGTTGTAATCGACTTTTGTGCCGGATACGGGCCAAGTGCCGACTGCGTGCCAAGGCTCTTTAAAACAGCAATCATGCTTGGTGTAGGCAAGTGGTTTTTTGATCCTGCTCAAGAGGGATCTGCACTGCATAGCCAAGAGGTTGCTTACGAGCGTATTGTTGCTCTTCTCGCGAGGTCGTCCTATCCATGAGTATTAGAAAGAGGATTGGATTCAGACGGCACTCAGCAACATTTTATCGGCATGATGGTTCGGTTGATTCCTATGGTCAACCAACATACGCCGATGATAGCTCCTGGTCCGTTGTCTCGTCTGGTTGGCCTTGTGAATTAGTCACAACGGTCGGAGGCGAGGTGCTCCGAGGACGCATGGTGACTGAGAAAACAACTCATGTTGCTTTCGGTGAGTTCTTTGGGATTGGAAGCATTACCGTAAAAGATCGATGCATTATCGATAGCGTAAAATACGGGATCACAAACACATCTGATCCCGATGGTATCAGCATGGAGATCCGCGTTGAACTCAGAGGAGAAAACAACTAATGAGTTACGCAAAACGTGCTGCACAAGTTGCAACAGAAATTGTAAACGAGAAACCGGGGCGTAAGGGAAAAAAAGGTGTTGTTGTAAACATCTTGTCTAACGACAAAGAAATTAGGAAAATGATTGATCATTTGCCTAAAGAACTTCACCGCAGGGTGATGACCGCAGCGGTCAAAGCAGCGGCTGAGATCGTTGAGACAGAGGCGTCAGTCCAAATTGCAATCGTTGGAAGACGCAACATCCCCTACACAGGCAAACTTGGAAACTCACGCAAGACAGGCACGCGAGACTTGTGGTCAAAAAAGACTGCTGCCAGCAGGATTGGACCTGCCGGAAACGACATGAGCAAAGCGGTCACACGCAAAACCCTTAAGTACAAAAAACGAGCACCTAGCACTGCAATCGTTGGAACTGATTATTACCAATACAACTTTGGTCACATCCACGAACCCCAGCCAGGCGGAGGTCCAGCAGAGCACATCATGTGGGGAAACTGGACGGGAAAGGACCACATGCAGCGTCCTTGGCTTGCGCCTGCTGCCAAGTCAACCATTCCGCTTCAGCGGCAAGCAATGATTCGGATTATCAAGGCACGCATGAAAGGGTATTTTAAACCATGAGTGTAGCCACCGCAGTTCGACAAATCATTGCTGATGATGCAACCGTGACATCTTTGGCAGGCAATCGAGTCACTGTTGACTTTATTCCTGAAGACTCGGTGATGCCTGCATTGCTACTTTATATCGTGTCAGAATCAGCAGAAGACTGCCTAAGTGGTTTTGTCGGATTTGAAACTGCAAAAATTAGAGTAGAATGCTACGGAGAAACACGCAGTCAAGCTGACGCACTACACGCAGCAGCGAGGGCAGCACTAAACGGTGAACGTGGCGTTTACGACAACACGTTCATCAAAGGCATCGGACAGGACACTGGACGAGTCTATTTGGTCGATAAGCCAAACGATGGGACAGACCACTGGCTGTTTCGCACAATTCAAACCTTTGAAATCTCTTACAACTCCTTTTAAAAGGAAAGAAAAATATGCCATATCAAGGAATGACCGGACAAGGGGCAACCGCAGTTTTATCCGCTGCTGGTATTGTTGGTTGTGTTCGTTCGATAACGCTTCCAGAGCTATCGCAAGAAAAAATCGATGCGTCATGCTTGGCTACGATAGGTTTTATGAAATACATCCCCGGCGATCTCACTGATCCTGGTGAATGCCAATTGGAACTTATTTTTGATGGGACTTATGATTTTACCCTCGGTGGTGCTGCTTCCGACCCCGATGGGATTGTTGGAAACATTGACACTCTAACAGTCACATTTGGGGTTGGACACGAGACGAGCACCAGCGGCGCAACGCTTGTAGGCACTGGTTTTATAACCAATTACAGTCTTCCAGATTTAAGTACAGGTAGTCTTGCAGTTGTTAATGTGACGTTTGCCTTTGACGGTGATACTGGTCCTGCGTTTTCAGTTGAGGCGTAACAGTGAAAGTTGAGCTTTTATCTTGCGAGGCCAATAACATGGCAACTGGAGCAAAAGAGGTATTTAAACAGTACCGAGTTGTTGTCGATGATGTTTTGGTTGGCTACAAGTCTTGGGATTTCGGAAGTTTAATATGTTTTATTGGCAGAGTTTCGCCTGTAGACAAGTCATTGATTGAGGAAGAGGTCGCTGCTATCCTTGGTGACAGTCCAAGTGGCGTGATGCCACCGGAGTTCGATCCAGATGACCTGCCTGAAGAGGATTACGAAGATGACTTCCCTGACGAAACAACTACTGTTTGATCACTGCAAGATTGAGGTCAAAGAAGTGAACATCGAAGGTCTTGGCGTGTTGTACGTCAAGCCTTCGACTGAGCTTCAGAGATCAAAACATGTTCGACAAGAACGGCAATTTGACTAATGAGTCAAAGCAAAGACGCAGGGTGAATTTGATCATTGATCACATCTGCGATAAAGATGGAAAAGCAATGTTCAACGAAGGTGACTCAAAAGATTTGCTTGCTCTTGATGGAAGCAAGCTCGATCCGTTCATTGAGGCAGTCATGCTCATCAATGGAGAACTTGAGGGAAACGACGAGGCCGAGTAGATCGGCTTGTGAAGCACTTCGACCAAAACTTCAGGTTGCGTTGGGTGTTCAAGATTTGTCAGAAATTGGGTATCGATGACCCATGTCACTGGATGAATTCAGTCAGTCCTCTTCTCGTCGATCAGTGGATCGCGTTTGAAGTTGCCGAGCAACAAACAACGTCCTCATCAGACATGCTAGATCCCGACGAAGCACTCAAGAGGTTGACCAGTGGCAGGTAATAACGTCCGCATCGGTGCTCTGCGATATGACATCATCGCAGATAGTTCTTTGTTCACGCAGGGTGTTACCAAAGCTGCTCGAATGAGCAGGAAGCTTGCCAAGGACATTGCTGTAACTCGGGAGCCTTTGGAGCGGTTCAAGAAAGAACTGCTGCAAGCACGCAAGGCACTTAAGGCCAATCTGATAGATGAAAAAGCGTACTTGCACACGAAGAAAAGATTGCGCGCGCAATACATTCAAGAAACTGCGTTGCTTAACAAGCATACTCGCAAATTGCTTTTGAACACACAAGCAAAGAATGCCAACGCTGCTGCATCTTCTCGGATGAACTTGGCAAACATTGGTGGTGCTGCTGCGTCGATGTTTGGAGGGCGAGGTGGTGCTGCTGTAGGCCGAGGTATCGGAATTGGTGCTATGGCAGGAGGTGTAGCCGGTGGAGCACTTGCTGTTGGATTTGGTGGTGCATTTGCAATTGGAAGGATGCTAGAAGAGTTTGGTGATCTAGAAGAAGCAGCAACCGACCTCAAGGTGTTTTTAGGTGAAGAGTTTGGCGAAGAGTCTGCAAATGCATTTCGGAAAATTGCTAGAGAGTCGTCACTGACAACTGCTGGCTTAATTAAAAACGCAAGGGTCTGGGCTTCCTACGGACTTGAGACTGAAAACATCGTAGAGATGGTCGAAAGACTGGGCATTGCAGCAGGAGGCGAACGAGAAGCTTTCGACAATCTTACGCGAGCAATGGCTCAGGTGAATGCCGCAGGAAAGTTGATGGGTCAAGAGAAGAACCAGTTAATCAATGCTGGATTTTCATTGAAGATCATTGCTGACGAAGCTGGCGTTAGCATGACCAACTTTGCCAAGGCAATGG